CATCTTCATCGGTTTCAATAGTAATGTTTACACGAATAAGTTCTCTACCCAACTGAGCACACGCTTGCTCAACTGAGAAAGTTTTACCATTACCGGAGAGTCCAGTAATGAACGTTGGATAGAATAGACGGGATTGAATAATTTTCTTAAGATCACCGAAATTGCCAAACTTGACGAAGGTATCATCTTTTGTAGGGATAAGATTTTGAATTTCACGTTCCCGATCGGGAATAACGTTAGGACTAGACTGGTAAGTTTGTTCGATCTGTTCACGAACAGTAAGATTCCATCTGCCGCGACCAGTCTTATAATCGGCAAGTTTATTAGTAACAGTCTGGTAGTTGCAACCATTCATAGCACACCAGGCACGAATATCACCAGAAGTGACAGACTCTCCATACACTGCTTGAAGCGAAGTGCGAATGTAATCTGCAGAGACGGACATAATGTTGGTTTGTTTGTTTCAACTGAAGTTATTATAACCGCAAAAGGGCACTAGAAGTGCCCATCTGTGACAGTTGAAGTATTGGATCACTGCTTAGAGCGAAGACTACGCTTAGGTGCAACGTCCTTCAGAGGAGCAGGTGCAGGTGCAGGTGCTACTGCTTTAGGAGCGGGTGCTGGTGCAGGTGCTGGAGCAGGTGCTGCTGCTTTAGGTACATCCTTACCGATAAGTTCTCCGAATCTTGACATTTTTAATTCCTAGTTTTATAGAAATATTTATCAGGCAACGAGTTCAATAAACTCTGAGAGGATTCTTTTGTTGACCTTCTTACCCTTTAGAGACTTAGCAAAAGCAGTTTTAATTTTTGATTTAGTTGCTCCTTCATCAACATCAAACTCCGTGTCAGTAGAGAGTGAGGATGCACAGATTGCAAAGTAAGAATTGTATCCAGAGTTATGGATAGTAAATGAACGTTCTTTCTTCCAAATCTTTTGTAGTGTGATAAATTCACTCACATTAGTATAACGACGCATAAAACTATTAGCATCACGAGATTCAAGAACACGAATACCAATAAAGTTAGTGTCAGGATGACTATCTGACATCAATCGTAGAAAACTATCTGTAACATCCCACCAGTTATAACCAACGTGATAGGTTTTGCCATTCTTACGATTACGAAGATAGCAGTTTTCAGAGAAACTACGTACACCCAAATATGGTTCTGCTTCCCAGTGACGTTGAACTGTTTTATGAAACTTATTAGAGCAACCTTCACCATCAGTAAGAACAACACATTGAACCTTCTGAAGTTTATTGTCCTGTTTGAACTTGGGAATAATAGAATTAAATGCAACCAATGATTCATTCAAAGGTGTGCCGGATAGAGACAAACCAATAGGAATACGATATCCCGTATACTTGGTGAAAGTCCAAGCAACACGATACATATTCCGCATTTGATCTTCCAAGACTTTTAACTTAGTCTTATGAGTGAACATATGCATCAGACTAGTCCAGTCAGGAATCATCATAAGACCTTCCTTAGCAACGTAAACACCACGAGAATATGAGGTGTTATCTTTCTTCCAAGGATAATCATTAGTGAAGGCATACACATCAAAGGGAATATTGACTTTTTTACAGAACCACATCAAGTTATAAAGTTGCTTGAGAGTATCTTCCATAACGTTAGCCATTGAACCAGACCAGTCCAACAAGAACATCAAACCATGGTTTTTACCTTCAGCAAGAGTGGTTACTTTCTTGAAGAGATCCTCATTATATTTGTAAGTATGGAGTTTAGTGCAATCCAGAACTCCAGTGCGAGCAGTGGTAGCACGAGCATATGAATCTGCAGACTTGCGACACTCAAACTCTTTCACCAAATAATTAACTTCTTTCTGAGCAGACTTCTTGAACTTTTGAAAAGATCTATCAGAAAAGTAAAACTCTTCTTCAGGAATATCATCCCATTCAGAAAAACGATTGTGCAGTTCTTGATTGCTAATCACCATCTTACTAACGTCAATATCGGGATTTTCAATATACTCATTCTCAATAGACATATTGTTGACTAGGTTCTTGAGTGCTTCCTCAAGAGACTTCATTGTTTCAACTTCAGGTTCTTGTGGTTCATCAGTATCTTGTGGAATAGATTGATTTACATCACCACCTGCAGTGCCACCATAGGACTCATCTTCCTGAACTTCTTCAGTCTCACTATCGGTATCATCGGGATTATCACCTTTGGGACCATCCTTTGGTTCTGCATTAGAATCTTGCTTCTCTTGTTCTGCAGATGTTTGATCATCTTCACTCTCTTGCTTACAAAATTCATACAGGATCTTAGAAACCTCTAGGACATCAGCAAAAGTTTCTGTATTGGCAATCAAGTCCAAGATTTCACGTTCTTTCTGATTAAATGGAACATCAACAAAATTACCAATCTTGAAATATAGATTTGCTTTATCAGCAAGATTCATTGTGCTGACATCATCATCAGCAATATCAAAGAAATCTTCATCAGACAATTCATTATATCCACGATAGAAACTCTTAGAGATGCCAGCGTATCTGCGCTTCATCAGTTTCTCAATGCGGACATCCTCAACCACATTTACAAATTGTGGTGGAATCTTATAGTTTTTAATCCAATCTTCATCAGGAGTGTATAGAGCGTGTCCTACCTCATGAGCAACCAGAAGATCATAAACATTGTTACTTGCTTTCTCCCACATCGGCAGAGTCAGCACACGAGTATGAACATTAAAGCAAGCAGTTTCAACTTTCTTATTCTCTACAATCAAATCCTCAGTAGCAAGGAGTTTAGCAAGTTGGGATTTGATTTCGTGAGAAACGGTCATTGCTTTGTTGCGTATGAACCTATTATACAAAAAAAGGAGGTCCTAAGACCTCCCAGTGGACAGTTTAAAAAGTGTCTTAGATCACTTATTCTTAAGTTCCGCAGCACGTCTTGCTGCTTTTGAACCTCTACCTGCCATAGGAAGATCAGCACCATACTTACTGTATCCTGCCTTCAGATACTTGTCAAGTGCTGACTTAGCCTTATCAACATATGATTGAGATGCATTTCCCATTTTCTGCTGCCTTTCAGCTGCACTAACTTGAGATCTAGCTCTATCAATAATTTTTCTCTTAGCAGAAGTCATACTTCTTTCTGCACCAATACCATATTTTGTTTGGAGTTGTGCAGCTCTACTTCCTGCTTTTGGTGCCACCTTAGCAGCTGCAGTTGTCACATTACCAGATCCAAGTTTGCCTAACTTCTGAACAGCAGAACTTGCCCCCTTCGAACCCCTGAAAGCAGTTTTTGCACTCTTAATAGCAGCACCTGCCCCTTTCAAAAGTTTTCCACCCTTGAGAAGTTTAGAACCAATTTTCAATGCTGCGCCAAGTATGCCCTCGTCAATCAATTCTTCCATATTATTTTCAACGATATATGCTACTTCCTCTTCAGTAGCACCTTCAGACATCAGGTAAACTTCAAGAAGATCATAAACGTGACTACCCATCTCCTCAACAATCATCTCTTCGGTGAGATCCTCACCTTCTACCTCAATATGATCTTCTTCTTTGCCCTTTTGCTCGTAGATAGAAGCATATGCTTCCTGAATTGAAATAAATTTTTTGGCAGACATTGTATTATACTATTTTCAAATATTTATATAATTCTAATGGTATCGTGGGAAAACGTTGTATATCTGATTTTACGCTTTAGATCCTGTAGTGCTGCTCTACGCTCTCTCAACGCTTGTGGTTTGAGAGTTCGTTTTTGATCCTTCTTGGAGTGATGTTGCCAGTTAGGTATATTCATGAGACTATACGGGAGAATCCTTTTACCTTATCAAATTTTACCACACTCTCGAACTTGTCGAGCATATCTTGTTTGTGTGAGATGACAAAGATGTTTGCGTCTTGAACAACATACCGAATGATCTTAAGGAACTCATCTGTTCCAAATCCGTCAAGGGATGAGTCAAAGACTTCATCCATAATCAACAGGTTAGTATTGGCAGAATTTTTGACTCTAGCGACTTCCCTCCATGTAAAAAGTAATGCTAGATCAATTCTCATCTTCTCACCTTCGCTAAATGAACTATATGAGAAATTTTCGTGGATAGGGGACTCAATATTTTCACCAAATTCTTCATCAAGTTTAAAGTTGATGTAGAAGTCCATCATCTGTAGGTAGCGATTTACCTGCTGATTTATGAACGGAAGATACTTCTTAATGATCTTCGTTTTTACGCCATCGTCCTTAAGCAAGGAATAGGCAAAATCGTGATAAACGATTTCTTGTTTTTTATCTGATAAGTCTTCAATTGTCTTTTGGAGATTTTCTCGAAACTCTTCTAACTTTTCATGCTCAGTATTTCTGTTCTGTAAGTTGTTGGTAATAGTTTGAATTTCATTTTCAAGATCTCTGATCTGTCTCTGATTGAGATTGATCCGAGTATTGTTTTGAGAAATATCATGCGTTAGTTTTGTAATCTCCTTGGAAAGGGCAATAAATTGACGCTCTCTTTCTTGTTCGAACTTTATTGTTTTCTCAAGTTCCTCATAACCATCTCTAAGTTCCTTTGCCTTATTTTGAGCGTCTTCAATTCTATTTAACCTAAACTCTTCTTCAATATCCTGAGTGCAGGTTGGGCATACCGTATTTTCTGTGAAAAACTTATGTTCTTTGGTAATTGTGCCTACCTTTTGAGATAGTTTACCTTTTAGATTGTTTAGTTTTGCTAATTTATTATCTGCTCCAGTGACACTTTCTTGCTCTTTCGTATACTGAGAAATAGATTCTTCTATACCAGAATTTTGCTTCATATAAAGAAGAATCTCTTCATCCAAAGTACCAACTTTCTTTTTGTTAGAATCAATATTTGCATTACCACGATTCTCAAGTTCCTCAATGAAGTTCTTTTGCATCTTCATCTTATCCTTCAAAGTCTCTTTCTTCAGATCTAAAGACTTAACCTGATTCTTTTTCTCTCTCACATACTCTTTAAGAATACTGTTCATTGCAGAGAAGATTCTAATATCTAAAAGATCTTCGATCACCTCACGTCGATTAGAAGCAGTAAGTTGCATAAACGGCACAAAAGTGCTGCTACCCAGGATTACAATCTGCGTGAAGGACTTATAATTCAGTTTAAGGATATTTTCTTCCAAGATACGTTGCATCGCCCTGTCGTCTGCCTCACGATGCAGTTGAGTGCCATTTACAACGATATCAAACACGTTTGGTTTAATACCACGACGTACAAGATATTGTCTTGTATTGATTGTAAATTCAATCTCAACCACACACTCACGTTCGTTCGTGGTATTTGCTAGTTGTGGTTTATTGATCTTACGATATGGTTTATTGAATAGAACAAACGTCAAAGCGTCCAGCATCGTGGACTTACCAGCACCGTTGGTTCCAACAACAAGGTTGGTTCTATGTTGATTTAATTCTACTTCAGTAAACTGATTACCAGTAGAAAGAAAATTACGCCAACGGATTTTCTGGAACGTTATCATCTAATCTAGGGGGAATAACAATGTCACTGGGTTTAACCACAGTATATCGGTAATTATACAACTTACAAGTCCGAATTGCAAGTGGTCCATCAACTTCTATAACCTCCATCACAGCATCTTCTTGATCGTGAAGTTGCATAGCATAGCGTTCTGCATCATCTTCTTCTTCAAAGAGAAAGAGGACTTTGTTACCCTTACGGTCGTGGACCGCATAAGCACCGTCATCTTTCTGATCTTTGACTGTAAGAAGAAACATTACTCTACCTCACACGCTTGAGAATATATTTTCTGCAGAATTCCTTTAACGATGTTTTTATCACATTCCATTTCTGCTTCATCAATATATCTATTCAAAATACAAATTGTATTTTCTGTCTCCTCTACCTCAAAATCATCATCACCTTGAATTACAAAGTTCTCAACTATCTTAAGGTCTTGGACACCGACTGAATAAAGTTTATCAATGAACTTCTCAAAATCTTTGGGACTACTTTTTTTCTTGACAATGACTTTTACAATCTTCTCTTCATAGTCTCTAAAATCAAATAACTTATGGTTAGTATCTTCATAATAAAGATTACGGAAGATTGTAAAAGGATTATTGATATGATTATGTTCTAGTGTTTCAGTATCAAAGATTGTGAATCCACGAGGATCATTCACGTCATTCCAATACATCTCATAAGGATTACCTAGATAATAGATTTTCCCATTGTCACTTCGTGTATGATAGTGTCCTGAAAACACTTTATCGAACTTCTCAAATAAGTCACACGCCATACCATCTTCCATAACGTGACCACGATGAGCTCTAAATCCGTTTAGTTCAAGGTGCCCCATCGCACATATACTATTAGAACTCTTGACAGCATTGACACTACTTTCAAAGTTTTCGTTGTTAATCCAGGGAATGAAAAGTACTTTGAGTTTATCTAATTTTACTTCCTCAACTTCTGGATAAACAAAAACGTTGGGATATTGCTTAAGGAGAAGTCCCACCGTATTTACTTGATTCGTATTCTTATAGTATGCTGTATGGTTACCAACAATGGTATGAACTTTGATGCCCATCTTTTCTAGACGGTCATAGTAGTTCTCCTTTGCCCACTCAAGTGCCCACAAATCAATACTTCGACGATTGTCAAAGGTATCTCCCATATCAACGACAGTTGTGATGTTATTCTCTTCCAAATATGGAAAAAAGATTTCATCATAAAACTGTTTGAAATGATTATGGAGATACTTGGAGGACTTTCTAGCGCCAAAGTGCTGATCTGTGATAATAGCAATCTTCATCGATTAGTCTTATACGTAATATTATCCTTGATAGCATTATAGTCTGAACTACTACCAGAAAGCAAGCTATCGTCAACCATCATAACTTCATCAAATCCAGTACGTTCGATGATCTTGGTTTTAATTTCTAACTGCTTTTTCTCCTTCTGAATACGACGGAGAAAAGCATAATGAATAATCTGAGTGAAATACGCAAAAGGATTCTTTGATTTAGCAGGATCGAAGTTGTGGATGTACTGAATACAGTTTTCAATACCATCAGAGATCATATCATCTCTGAACATATAGTTTACAAAGTTTGGTTTGTATGAAAGATGGGTGGCAATCTTAAGAAAACATTCACCAAGATAGTTGGAGATCTTTGGTTTATCACCCCAATGCTTTGCTCTTTCTTCTTTTGGTTGCTCAGTGAGGTCTTTACCGAAGTTCTTCAAGTAAGACTTTTCAACTTTTGTCCTATAAACAATTAGTGCTTCAAGCAATTCCTTGTTGTTTACATAATGTTCTGATTTCTTTCTTGACATAATATCATTTTAAGTTTAGATAAACTCTTGTTATGAAAACATTATAGCACATTTTCAGGACTTGACAACTTAGTGAAATATGAGTAGAATACCTTTGTTAGGGTTGATGAGAAACACTAGCTTTCTTTAATATCTTTAAGTTTATAGAGATCCTCTAGAAGTTTTCTAGCATCCTCTACTGAAGAAATATATCCCATCTGACTAGTAATTGTTGCTTCTTCAGTGCTCTTTACTTCTTTTTCGTATGCAGAGTCTTCTTCACACTCTTCGATGTAGTTAGTATATATCCTGATCATATTCTCATCTTTAATTTCAGACATAGTAACTATCTTATCCATTCTGATCACAAACAAATCATCAGAAGGCAATGTCATCCATGGTTTGACCTTCAGTAGTGACCCTCCTGGAGTATTAATAACTTTCATAATCACTGGAGTCTGCAGTAGAAGTATTTGCTCTCCCTCTGTATCATCAGGATATACAAGGGCAAAGATTTCTTCACCGGTAGTTAATTTAATTGCGCTATAAAAAGCATCCGACATATTAATTCTTAAGTGGTATGTTTACAATATCATAGTTAAAGTTTTCTTCATTATAAACTTTAATTCTTTCAATCAGATGATTAAGTGTATAATTTTTCCTGGAGTTGTAGGAGATGTCGTCAGCAATATCATAGAGTGTTGCCTTGGTCTTGTTATTTCCTTTCCTAAGCACACGTCCAATAGACTGGAGATTCCGTATTCTAGACTTGGAAGGAGAAGCAAATATGACATTATGGAGATTCTTGATGTTAATACCAGTAGAGAATGTACCATATGAAGCGACAATAATCGCGTTGTTTTCTTTCTCCGTAATCTCCCTTACGTTTTCTCGATCTTCAGTATCAACACCGCCGTGAACAAAAAAGACGTGTCGATCTTCAACATTTGTATTTATCAAGTCATACAATGGTTGTCCGTGACCTTCAACTCTCTGGAAAAGAACTAGAGTATTTCCTTTGAGATCTAAAGCAAGATTGCGGATGAACTTGTTACGTCTTTCGTGATTAATGATATACTGAACTTCTTCCTCAAAGTTTTCAAATTTATGTGGTGAGTGCTTCAGTAGAAGCACATTGATATCCAGTTTAGCAACGTGCCCTTTCTTCATCAGTTCTTCAGTTCTGATGATTTTATATGCAGGACCAAACAGTCCCTCAAGAACCCACTTATGCGTTTGCGTGCCATCTAGCGTGCCAGTAAATCCATAACGAAACTTTGCATCTGAAAGTTTTGACATTATAGATATTAAAGATTTTGATTTAAACTGGTGTGCTTCATCCCCAACAACTACATTGAATCTTGAGAAGTATTTGCGGGGAAGTTTGTAGATAGATTGCCAGGTAGTGATAATCACTTGCGAGTCAGTTTCTCTTTCCCTACCTGCATAAATTTTGTGACAAAATGAACCTACGTCCCAGCCATAGTCTGCAAAATCTTTATACATCTGCTCTACTAGCGAAGTCGTCGGAACGACTATCAGAGTATTTTGTCCTCGCTCAACGTGATATCTCACAATCGAATATATCATCAGAGACTTTCCAGAAGCAGTTGGGGATATCAACAACCTTCTATTATGTCTTAGAGCGTCGTATACACCTTCGACTTGATAATCGCGTGGGGCATATTTACTGACAGATGTCATATAATCCTTCACACCTTCGTGTGAAATCATCTCATTTACTTCAAATGGTAATCCATAATACGGATTATTCAAAAATTCATAACTATACTCGTGAGACTCACAAAAATGTCTAATTTTATCTAACAGACCGACATAGATCTCCCCTGTCTGCACATTAAATAAACGAATTTTTCCATCCCAATACTTACTACGGTATTGAGGCATAAATTTTGCACCTGGCACGTCAAAAGTGAACTGATCTGCCAGTTCATAATATACGTGAGGATCTGCTTGAATGTGGAGATATACTTCGTTCTTCTTACTAATAATCAAATGAGACATAATCCATAAGATTCACCTATGGATATTTATGTAGGCGTGTCAAGACATATGTTGTGATATTTGATCCGAAGTCGAGTTTCTGGTTTGAGAATTTCTTAGTGCAGTTGCCTGATGTCTACGTGGCAATGAAGCGATTCTTTCTCTCTCTGATTGTGCTGCTTTTGCTGCTTGTTGTTGTGCTGCCTGCATCTGTGCCTGTTGTTGAGCAGCTGCTGCCTGCTGATTTGCCATTATCTGCTGAGCATACTGCTGTCTCAATGCCATAATCTTCTGCTGACGTTCAGTAGGTTCTTGCTGCTGTGGTGCTGCCTGCTGTTGTTGTGGTGTAGGTTTATAATCAACCTTTACGTTTCCAGGTCTATTATCACCTTTTGGTAATGCTTGTCTTGGTCTAGCACTTGCTTGCTGCTCTGCAGGTTTTGCAGTAGCATCAGACTTCTTGGTTGCACCAGTCAGAACTATACCTGCAGTCCCTGGTGCGTTTCTACCACCAAACTTTGCATCACCTGATGTAGAAATCTGTGATACCAATCTGGTGAGGTTTGGATGATTATCATGCATACCATCAAGAACATCCTGTGCAGAGACCTTCAATGCCTGCTTCTCGTCCCTTCCAGCAGTCTTCATATTGACGTTAGCATCAGCAACTCTGTTAGCACGATTCATAATATCCTGTTGAATCTTCTTACGCTCTTCCTTGGACTTATCTCCGTGGAACCTCTGAGCATAAGCCTTGGCAGCTGCCTTATAGGTCGCTAGAAACTCCCCAGACTCTGCTGAAGCAAGTTGAGCACCTCCACCCTTCTTCATACTAATTCCACGCCTTTCTTTAGGATTGTCGGCGTTGAAAATCTCAAGATCACCTTTTGGTGTTGCATTCTTACCACCACCACTTTTAAAGGTTCTGGATAATTTTGCATTTGGATCTGATCCACCAGTTACTCTAGCAGAATGCCTTCCTTCAACAGCGCCTCTCAATTTCTTCTGAGATGCTAAAGCATGGACACCACGAACAGCATCATCTAATTCCTTATGATACCCATCAAGATCAGTATCCTGCTTACCTTTCTTTACAGAAAAACCCCTCTTTGCATTATCAAAATGTAGAGGATGCTTGGGATCGGTCTTTGAATACTGAACCTCAGTACTCATTATTTCTAATGCTTTATCATACTCTTTATCTAATATCGCCTGTCTTACTTCTTTGCCGTGCTTACCGTGAGAGATAAAGTGATTCCACAACTTTCTATGAGCGTGTTCCTCACTATATTTTTCAGTTATAAAAGATCTAAACGTCTTCATCTCTATAGACAATTTATTTCTATTTATCCCACTTTAGTTTTTATTAAACACATGATCTAACATCATTCTATAAAGAGAATCTCTCAAATACCACAGATGCTCTTGCTCTTCAGCATCCCGTGCTGGTGAACCAGGCCAAGTTCTAATTGCCTCCTCAACACAGTAGTGTAGTAGACGAACATCGTGTATATTCAAAGTTACTGTGTAACCAAACTCTTCTTCGGGGTTCATTAGAATCCTGCTTGGAACTTTTGCCATTCAATAGCATTTTTAATCTGGAAAGTTCTTTGAGAAATATTCCTGATTATTTCCTCCAAAAATTTCAATTCAGTATCGTAATATTTAATCTTTAAATCTATATTGTTCAACCTTTCATCTGCTTCCAGATATCTCTGAATAGCATCCTTTTCCCTAACTTTGTATGGAAATGGTTCTTGAACATACACCTCTGCAGGTGCTTTGCCTGTATAATAGTTATGCCTTTCTAACTTTACACTATTGTAACTTCCCCTCGCTTTCTCTCTCAAAAGGGTTATTGTGTTGTAGATAGTGTAATATTTTGAGTGTAATTCTGATATTTTTAAAGATTCATTATGTAAGTTATCAGGATCAATGACAGCATCACGCTCCCACATCTCCTGAATTTTTTCAAGATCGATCATAACTCTGTTCTGCCGTCCGCTCCTACAATATTATAGATGGTATATTTGAAAGATGCTTGGGCAGTAAAATATTGTATATCAGTTACTGTACTATCAAAATCTAATGATGTCAAGGAATATGGGAACACATCTTTGAACTTGAGTATAGACTGTGTTCTGAAATTACTGTTTAGAATATGCAGTGCAGCATCGCTGTACTGATTCATCATATCTCTGGTTCCATCGACTTCTGATACCAGGTCTTTGAAATCTTCAGTAGTTTCTGCATATCCCAATTGTGTGATCCAATTGTGAATTGCCATATAGTTTTCCATGTTTTCGTCAACAAGGAAATTCAAAGTTAGATCACCATATGCAATCTTTTCACCGGGAACATCAAGATTCTTCAGATAGAAAGGTTCAACAACCGTTTCCATTGTAATTTCTGGAATCCTTGCTGTTGTGCAAAAGAAATCTACCTTTGGAGTCTTTGCTATACTAAACTTAAATCCAGCAGGAGACAGAAAGTTCCTGTTCTGAATTTGATTTGCATATGAAGATGTCATTATTAGTCAACAATCAGATTGTACCATTGTTCGCTCATACCACTAATGATTCTATCAGCAGCATCCCTATCATCAGCATAACCTTCTGAGATTAGATGCTCAGCAACTTTCTCATAGTGCTGATGTGCTTCTTGTGTTTCTCTAGGAGTTGGTTTCATTTTCGCAAGAGTTTAATTCTATTTATGGACATAAAAAAAGAGGTCCCGAAGGACCTCCGAAGAATCTGTGAAACGAATCACATGAGGTTTTGAACCTTGACGCGCTGGTAGTAACGGTTGGAGTTCGCGGTAAGACCAGGTGAGGTGATCGTGGTTGTTCCCTGTGAGAATGGGTTTGCAACGATACCGTAACGAGTCTTGAATCCAATTTTTGGTTGGAAGGTGTCCTGACCAACGGCGCGAACCATCTGGAGAGGAACGTATGGGCAATAGAACAGACCTGCG